GAACCGGCCATCGTTCTTCACCTCGTTGGCAATCAGACCCAGACCTTCGTAGTTGACGATCACGAACTCGTAGTTCTCTTGGATGAGTTCTATTCTTCTGGCTGCTTGGGCGTGGTGCGCCACCACCGCGCTGCGATGGATGACGCTGTTGCCCAAGTCCTGCATCCAGGCGCTGTGCATGATCGACAGCGGACACAGGATCAAGCAGCGTCGAACCTCACCGCGCTTCATCAGGTAGTCTGCCGCCCAGAGTGCGCTTAAAGTTTTACCTGTTCCGGGTTCGGACAGGACAAAGGCGCGGCGGTTGAGCGTGAGGAAGGAGGCTGTCTCCTTCTGGTGGGCCATAGGCTTGAAGCGCCCAGGCCACTCATATCTGCCAAAGATCGGCGAGGGTACGTTCTTGACGCCCAGGTTCTTGAGCACCCGTACCTCGTCCAGACCCCAGTAAACGGCTACGTCGTAGCCTCCACCAGGGCGCGGCAGCACCCTGCTCTTCGGGATTAGGGAATACCTATCCGGGCTGCGCGTCTTGAAGACGAGCAGCTTGTTGTCGATGACTTCCATGTTTCTCCTACTTGTTGTCTGATCGGTTGGCGCTCTTGCTTCGCATGCGCAAGTTGGCCTTAGTAGAGGTGCCGCCGCTGCGCATCGGCTTGATGTGGTCAACATCCTTGCCGTCGCCCTTCTTGGCAGCGCCCGTCTTCTCCATCATGCGCCGCGCCTTGACGCGCTCAGCACGCTTCTTGATCTGCTCAGGTGTGCCCTGGTAGTTGTCGTATTCAGAGCGGTAGTTGCGGGACATGATCGACTCCTAGTGCTTGGGGTTGAGCGTGCAGGTGGTGACGGGGCACCAGCCGCACAGCGGTGATTGAGATGGGTTCCACACGTCGGTGGCGTGCGCTGTCTCCAGCTTGGCCACACGCTCCTTGTAGCGCCACCATGCTTCCTCGGCCTCACCGCGCAGCATGGCGTGGGTGGTCAGCGTCTCCTTGACCAGGAACACCAGCGCCGACTTGACCTGCCTGATATGGGGGAAGTGGGCGAAGACCATCAGCGACATGAGGATGAGTTGGTCCCGGTCGGGGTACTTGTTGCTACCTGTTTTCCAGTCAACCACCTTGGCGGTCAGGTTGTCGTCGTTGATGATGAGCAGGTCGGCGATGCCGCGCACCCAACGATTTGAATCGTTGAAGCCGCAAGGCTGCAGGTCACGCGTGATGCCCATCTCGTGCTCAAACAGCTTGCGCCCAGGCTTCTTCATGATCTCATCCACCACCGGCTTGAACTGCGCGTACTTCTCAGGGATGGGCGTGCCGTCCTTGCCGTAGTCCTCGATGGCCTTGTGCACGTCCTTGCCGTAGATGGTGTGCGTCGTCTCTTGGAACGGGTAGTTCTTTAGAACCTTGACCTCGTGGTAGCGGCGAGCACACCCCTCGAAGTCCTTGAGGCTGCTGTGTGACCATGTAACTTTTGTCATTTGAACTTCGCTGATTGGATGGCCTTGGCGAGATGCATGGCGAAATCGTGCACGAACTTCTCGTTGCGATGCAACTGGTTGTCCATCTCGTAGAGGATGGCGTGCACCAGTTCGTGCCAGAAGGTTTCGCTCATCTGGATGTCGCTGTACTTGCGACCATCGACGTTGCTGGTCTGACCGATCTGGATGCGACCGGCTTCGTACCAGATGCGGCCACGTTCACGCGCACGCTGCATCGACTGGATGATGTCCACCGAATACATCTTGTCGCCGACTTTGATGCGGCGCGGTATTGGTGGGGCTTGTTTGCTTGTCATCGTTTCTCCTTTGTTGTTGGTTAACCCTTGGCTAGTCCGTAGCGCCTGTTGTAGCCCACATCAGTCTTGAGTGGGATGCCGGGGAGGTACGGCACAGGCGCGACCATCTGCGCGAAGACCCAAGTCTTCGCGTCCTCCGCCTCTTCTTCAGGCACTACGGCAATCAGTTCGTCATGCACCGTGCCTACCAAAGGGTACTTCTTCGCAACCCTTAGCATTCCATCGGTCATCACGCACCGCGCCGTGCCCTGGACAATGTTGTTGGTGACCTTGCCGCCGTACAAACTGACGCGCTTGTTGCCGTCAGCGTAGGTCCAAACGACCTTGCCACCATCGCCCTTGTCCGGGCGGAGATCAGGATACCGCATCGCCATACCGCTTGGCAAGATGATTTGCTCCTTGCGGAAGGTGATGCACTTGTGCGTGTACTCCTTGCCCTTGTACAGGCTGTACTCGATGAGTTCCTGGCACAGGTTCCAGAACGCCACCACGGGCTGCGAAGCGGCCCGGTACCTGTCGATGATGGCCTTGGCTGCGAGGCAGTGGATGGCCAGTTCCTTGTTCGTGCAGGTGTGCGGGATGCTCTCCATGCGCTTGATGTTGTCCTCCCAGGACAGGAAGCGGTCTACATCAGCGGCTGTCACGCCCAGGGTCTTGGCGTCCTTTATGGTGTAGCGCAGGGGTGCTGCGCCCAGGAACCCGGTGAGAAGCTGCGCAGCGAACGACGCCCACCCCAACTGGTAGCCTGCGCCAAGCAGCGCAGATTTGGCGGACTGCCTCTCTACTGGGTGGCTGTCCTTGTTCATGCCAGGGATGTTGAACATCTGTGCGCCGAAGGCGGCATACGGGTCACCACCGGCACGGAACACGTCTAGTAGAGCCTCGTTATCCGAAAGAACCGCGAGGACACGGGGCTCGATCTGCGAAAGGTCACCAGCAACCAGTACGTGCCCCTGCGGGGCCATGATGGAGTTTCGGAGGAAGCTGCCACGTTTCAAGTTCTGCATGTTGATGGCGCTGCCCTTGCTTGCCGTCCACCGGCCAGTGCCTGCGCCGAAGTAACTCAGCGGGACCGGTAACCGGCCACGATGTGCGATGTCCAGAAAACGCTGCGCTCGCGTACGCTCGCTTGTTGACTTAACTTTGAGGCGTGCTTCACAGAGTAGTGCAACATCTTCCCTGTCCCCGTTGATAAGCGACTGGAAGAGGGCATCGTTCTTAGCAAGCGCATAAGTTTCTTTACCTGTCGTTTTGCTAACTTTCTTTGGCGGCTCCACGCCAAGCTCTCGGAGTGCTTCAGCAAACTGTTCGTTTGAAGCAAGCGAAGCCTCATCCACGCCGAGCCTATGTAGTAGTCCTTCACGGGCGTTCCTTTCGTCTTCGATGGCCTTGCTCAGCATCTCCTTGTCGAGTTCCAGCAGCGGCCTTGTGTACATCTTGAGTGTCATGTCGATGAGGCGCAACTCCTTGGCAGGGTAGCCAGGAAGCAGCCGGTCGAAGATGCCCTCGCACAGCACTACATCGTGGGCGCAGTACTGCGCCAACTCGTCTTCTACTTCCTCGCTGATCTCGTCCAGCATCCCGTCTGTGCTGTGCACCGCCTGACCCTTGGGCGGTAGCCCGAAGTCTTCAGCGAGCTTGGCCAGACTGTTGCCGACCTCGATGCCGCGCAGCGCACGAGCCATGCTCAGGGTGTCGAAGATAAAGGCGGGTTGAATGCCGTAGCGCCAGGAGAGGATCGTCACATCGAACTGGGCGTTGTGTGCCAGCACCGCCGTCGTTGACCAGTCGATCTGTTCAGCCCACTCTGCGATGGCTTCGCCGCGAACCCACATGGGATAGGCGTCCTCGCCTACCTCTTTCCAGCACAACCCCCAAGCCTTGAAGCGGGGGTCGCGTACATATTCTTCCGTGGTCATCTTGGAGAGGGTGTATTCCCGTCTGTCCCACGCCGTTTCAAAGTCAATAACCAGCACCCTCTTGAAAGGTAGGTTCAATGTTTAGTCTCCTCGTTGTTGCTCTTGAATGTGTCCGCAAACACTTCCGCTGATGCGCGGACGATGGACGCAGACTCAATAAAGCTGGCGTTCAGCCCCATCGTGGTCAGATACCCATCGGCACTGGCCACCACCAGGACACCTTGCGTGTCCTCTTCGACGAACGTGCGCAGGATCAGCTTGATGGCCTTGATCAGCGCCTTCTGCTGATCGTCCGGCATCGCCGCTATCTGCGCATCCATCCTGGCGTAGTACGCCTTGTCGTCTTCACTCATTACCTCTCCTAGCATGCAGCCACTCCTGTAGTTGGTTGATGTTGTCTTCGTTGATCACGAAGGTCGTTCCTCCTGCGGCCTTTATCTTGGCCATCTCAGCCTCTTGTAGGGCTGTGGTTTTCCCCTTGCCTGCCTTGGCTTCCACCGAGAAGAAGTGTCCGCCGATGCAGCAGAGGAAGTCGGGCACACCTGCGTGGCCGTAGCCACTGCCGATGGGCATCGCGTAGTAAGCGCCTGTCTTTTCCAAGATCGCCTTGATCTTGTCTTTGACCTTGCGCTCAGGTGTCGCGGCCATGTCTGCTCCTGTATTTGGGTAAGGGGGTGATGCAGATTCCTAGCCCCCTTGGTCTAGGTGTGGAGGTCTTGCGCAGCCATTTACTGAGGCGACACTGCGCAAGGGCAAAGATGGGTTGCATCTGCAAGGCGTGCCATCGTTACCTAACCAACGCGCCGCCTATGATTTCTTTGCTTCTTCTGTTTCGATGAGTTTGTCGATGTAGTGACGCGCCTTCTTCAGGTCTTGTATGCCGCCCTTCAGTCGCCATCGGCTGAGGTACTTGACGGCGTTGCCGTCCAGGTAGCCAAGATTCCAGTCAAGGATAACGTCCCAGGTTTCGTGCTTGAACTGCTTGTAGTGTGAGCCTCCTTCTTGACGCGCATTTGCTCGTAGTAGGCTTTCTCCTGCCTCGATGTCCTTATCGTCTGATCGTTCCGGTGCGGGTTGTTGTGTAGTCCCAGTCTTAAATCTTCCGTCGTTCCCACGGTCGTAAAGCGTGTTCCACAAGTCTGACACTCGTATCTCCTTCGTTTCAGTCCACCAGTTGTGGTTCGGGTTTCAAGGGCTCGGCTATC